CTGGGGAAAGCATAGAACTACATGGGCATCCTGATGCCGCCTTTGCAGCTACATACTATGTAAAAACACAAGCTAACTGCGGTAACCTTGTTTTACGGACTCAAAAAGGTAATGAAATTGCATTACCGCCAGTAACTGGCAAACTAGTATTTTTCCCTGCATATGTTTTACATTATATTGAAGTTAATAAAAGTAATGACTTGCGTATTTCAATCTCAACGGATATAACAACCGTAATAGACCCAAATGCCCCTAATGCTTTGGTTCTTAAAAGCTGGTGCAATGACATGCTTAAAATCAAGGAATATCAATGTTTGAACGTCTAAACCAAAAGTTTTGTAACCTTGACTATAACGAGCTTGATGAACAAATTTCCTATGGTGGCATGATTAGCTATAACCATATTGAGATTAAAAAAGGAGGGGTTTTATACACCTTACCAATGAAATATAGACAAGATTTTACTGTGTCCCTTATGAAAATTAATGATGCTGTTCCACCGCATACTGATAGCGAAATTAAATGCACTATTAATTTTTACATTAAACCAGAGCTATGCATTACCAAGTTTTATAGGCCGTTTAAAGAAACAGAAAGTTACCAAGTACCAAACCAAACTAATGGAAAAGTGTATAACAAAAAAGATTTAATTTGTATTGGCAACTTTATTGCCCAGCCCGGGGATGCTTGGTTATTAGACGTTACCCAAATTCATGCAGTGGTTCCAGTCTTTCCAATTAAAGAAAGATTAGCTATTAGTGTCTGTACAGACAAGCATACCTATGAAGAAGTAAAGCAAATGTTACATGAAACGGGGAACCTATAATGTTTTATGAAGAGCTTGACTGCCTAAATATTGACCATAGTCGTCTTTTATTTAATTTAAAGCACCATGTATTTCCTTTAGGTAAACAGATTATTCAAGGAGAAGAATATGAAACACCGGCTTATCATGGTTTTGGCGGCTGGTCTATTACTTCCCGTACTGGTGATTGGCGAGATGGTTGGGATTTTTTCCAGAATGACCACGGAGAAGCAATGGAAATCTACTTTCCACAAAACGATAATAACTTTAAAGCACTTAAATTCTTCGATATTGCGCACTCTATGGAGCATAAGAACCCTACCCAAGCATGTGTGGGAGAATTTGCGTACATAGTAAATCAGCTAGAAGACTTAGGGTTTTACCCTAGAAGAGTAAGAGTTACCTGCTTAAAGGCTGGGGCTAAGTCCTTAGTGCATAAAGATGCCGATGGAGACGAATATATGGCTAGAATCCATATTCCTTTAATTACCAATCCTAAGTGCGTTTTTATTTCAGATGGGCAGCATTTACATATGCAAGCAGGCAAAGCCTATATAGTCTGGGTTAATAATTGGCACCAGATTCGCAACGATTCAGACCAGGACAGGTACCATATTATCTGCGATGCCTATGATACTAAAGGCAAAACTAAGGGTTTTCGGTATAATGCAGACATAACCGAGCTGGAGAACCACGCCCTAGAATACCGTAAAAACGTAGATGCGGCAGTAATTGAGCCAGAGTTATTGGAAAAGTTTGAAACAGTAAGACAAAGTTTTATAACAAAAGGGAAACACAAATGAAAAAGCATGTAGTTAAAGCCTTGAAATGGGCATTGAGTAAATTTGAGCCAGCTAAAGAAGAGATTGCACCTTGGCCTTTCCCAGCACCAGAAGCAGCAACTAAGGTGCGTAAAACTGTAGCTAAAGCTACTACCCGTAAAGCACCAGCAAAAAAAGCAGCAAAAAAGAAATGAAAGAGTATTTCGCCAAGTTAATGTCTGGTAAAGACAATGCTACTCCTGATTTGGGGCGGCATTCTTGGCTTTTTTGTATGTTGGCTGTAATAGCTGCGTCTATATGGAACGCTGTAAGTACTGGGTTGGTTGACATAGAAAGGTTATATATGGGTTTAGCTGCTGTCGTAGGGGCACATGGAATGGCTCTTTGGGCTAAACAAAATACTGAACCTTCAGATAATTCTGGACCGGGGGCATGATGTGGAGTTTATTAAGTGGGTACGCTAATTACATCAAAGTTGGATTATATGTGGTGGCTGCTTGCGGCATTTTCTATTGTGGTTTTCATATTGGTAATCAAAGATATCTGGACTACAAGCATGCTAATGACGAAGTTGTCGCGCAACAAGAAATCAAAATTGAAGCAATCAAAAAAGAACATGAGTTAATCAATAAAGGGATTCAAGATGAATATGATGCGAAGCTTGCTCTTTTGCGCCAGTATTATGCTAACGGGGTGCGCCAGTCAGGTACCAGTTCAGTGCCCGGCATTTCCGGAACCACCAAGCTCTCTGATGCAATCGCCGCCTACAATAAACTTGCTTCAGATTGCGCAGCCACAACCCTCCAAGTAGTAACCCTGCAGCAATGGATAAACGAGCAAATAGGTATTAAATGAGTCCGAAACAATTAGAAATATTAAATATTGATGTAGATAAATGGTACAAACCACTACTTGATACCTTTGTTAAATATGGAATTAGCACCACTAAAAGACAAGCAGCATTTATAGGACAGTGCCAACATGAGTCAAACAACTTCCGAACTCTTGAAGAGAACCTTCATTACTCTGCCAATGGACTTATGCGTACATGGCCCTCAAGATTTCCTGATGCTGATGTGGCTGAGAAATACGCAGAAAATCCAGAAAAGATTGCTAACAAAGTGTATGCTGGTAGAATGGGGAACACCCAAGATGGTGATGGGTTTGCGTTCCGTGGCAGAGGAGTTATACAGCTAACTGGGCGTGACGAGTATAAAAATTGTGGGGATGCTCTAAAACTTAACTTAATAGATTTTCCTAATAACTTACTAGTACCTCAATATGCAGCTTTAAGTGCAGGTTGGTTTTGGAATAAAAAAGGCTTAAATGCTTTAGCCGATGAAGGTGATTTAAAAGAAATGACCCGCCGTATTAATGGCGGTATGGACGGATATAACGAGCGAGTTGCATATATTGCAGCAGCACAAAAAGCACTGGATACCTACTAATGCCATTACAGAAACTACAATTTAGACCCGGCTTAAACCGTGAAGGTACTGATTACTCTAACGAGGGTGGTTGGTATGATGGGGATAAAGTTCGGTTTCGTTCTGGCTTTCCAGAAAAAATTGGCGGTTGGATTCGGTTTGCTAACTCTACTTTTGTGGGTGTATGCCGAGACTTATGGAACTGGGTTGATTTATCAGGTAACAACTATATAGGTCTGGGTACTAGTAAGAAATATTATATTGCAAGGGGCGGCTCTTTTTACGATATAACTCCTATATACCAAACTAATACTTTAGGAACAAACCCAATATCAACCATATCTGGTTCTAATGTAGTAACTATTAGTGACCCAAACTACACTCCTAACGTAGGAGATTACATAATTGTTTCTGGTGCAACTGCTGTTGGCGGTATTACTTTAAGTGGTGAATATGTAGTTAATTCTGTTCCTAGCGCTATTACATATACTGTTGTTGCAACTAATAATGCCTCGTCTACAGCTACAGGCGGCGGTTCTTCTGTAGTAATTCAATACGAATTGCCATCTGGTTTAGATGTTTATACGACGGGTACTGGTTGGGGTGCGGGTTCTTGGTCACCTACTATTCTTACAACTTTAGGGGCTAACCCTTTTGCTACTACTGCTAGCAGCGGTACAGTAACGGTCACTTACCCAGCGCATGGTCTTATTACAGGTAACTATGTTGCTTTTGCTGGGGCAACTTCTTTTGCTAGCATACCACTAGATATGATTAACAACACCTTTGCTATTACAGTTACTGGTGTAAATACATTTACTATTACCCTCCCTAGCGGTTTTACTGCTACAGCTACTACATCGGGTGGTGGTTCCGCAGTTATTGTTTATCCTCAATATGGTACAAGGGGCTGGGGTACAGCAGCTACTATTGGTGTGGGTTCTCAATTACGCCTTTGGTCTAGCGATAACTTTGGTCAAAATCTTGTAATTGCCCCTAGAGGAGGCGCGCTTTATTATTGGTTAGATTCAACTGGTACAAGCGTAAGAGCGCAATCTCTACAGTACTTATCTACATACAACGGGTACTCTGGTGCTTACGTTCCTAATAATACTAATCAAGTTATTACTTCAGCTATCCAGCGTTTTGTAATTGCTTTTGGCGCTAATAGCTACCTAACTGGAACTCCTAATACCCCATTTAACCCAATGCTAGTTCGTTGGTCAGATCAAGGTAATGAATATCAATGGGTTCCTTCAATAACAAACCAAGCTGGTGAATTTCCATTATCTAACGGCTCTTACATTATGGGTGCCCGTGCAACCCGCCAAGAGATTCTAGTTTGGACTGATTCATGCTTATACTCTATGCAGTACTTAGGCGCCCCTTATGTTTGGGGTTTTCAAGTATTGATGGATAACATCTCTTGTATTTCGCCTAATGCTATGATTACGGTTAACAACGTAACTTACTGGATGGGCACAGAAAAGTTTTACATGTATTCGGGTACAGTACAAACCCTACCATGCTCATTACGTCAATATATCTTTGACGATATTAATGAAAACCAAGCCTATCAGATATTTGCTGGGGCTAATGAAGGTTATAACGAAGTATGGTGGTACTACTGTTCTAATGAGTCTAATAATGTTATTGATAAATATGTTGTATATAACTATTTAGATAGGGTTTGGTATTACGGTACTATGTCTAGAACGGCATGGTTAGAAACAGGTATCCAACAATACCCCGTAACTGCTAACTATTTAACAAGTGCAACTTTCTCTGGATTTATTTCTGGTACAACTTTAACAGTTACCAATATGACTTCAGGAGTAATTTCTTTAGATACTACTTTATCTGGTACAGGGGTAACAACAAATACTACCATTGCAAATTATGGTACAGGTACAGGTGGAGTTGGAACTTATATAGTAAATATTAACCAAAACGTAGGTTCACAAACAGCTCCAGTATCTATGGCTACTACTGGTGGGTATGGATACTTGTTATACCAAGAAAACGGTGTTGATGACAACTCAGGATTAACTACTAGAGCAATTGACTCATATGTACAATCTTCAGACTTTGACATTGGTGATGGGCATAATTTTGGATTTGTATGGCGTATTTTGCCTGACGTTAACTTTAACGGTTCTAATGTTGCTTACCCTTCTGTAACTATGACCATCAGGCCAAGAGAAAACTCAGGCACCCCTTATGGTACTGCAGATAACCCAACAGTTACTAGCTCACAAGTTTATGCTACCCCAGTTCCTAGTGAATATACAGTTCAGCAATTTACAGGGCAAGTATATACAAGGTTACGTGGTCGCCAAATGGCATTTAGAATTGAGTCAAATACTATTGGAGTTGCTTGGCAACTAGGTAGCCCACGTATTGATATTAGACCTGACGGAAGAAGATAATGGCTACAGCATTAAAAGTAGGTCAACTACAGCCAGCCAAAGCCCCCAACTTGCCTATTGCGCCAGTTGAATACATACAATCTTACCAAAACGAATTAAATAATGCCTTTCGTTTATATTTTAACCAGCTAGATAACGTTATAATTGGTCTTGTTGGAACACCTATGGTCTATACCGTATCGCAGTTACCTACTGCTGGTATTAAAGGGCGTAGGTTATTTGTATCGGATGCGACTTCTACTACTTTTGCAGCTACGGTTACAGGTGGTGGGTCTAATTCCGTGCCTGTATTTGACAACGGAACTGCATGGTTAATAGGATAATTATGCTAAAATCAACCAAGTCTAACCCTAGAAAGTACTAATATGGATGCTGGAATCGGCGAAACAATGGCAATCAGCGCCCTTATCGGTGCTGGTGTGGGTGGTGCTTCTTCTGCTGCGCAAGGTGGCGATCCCTTAAAAGGGGCTTTAATGGGCGGTGCTTTAGGTGCCGTTACTGGTGGATTTGCTGGTGGGGCTGGTGCTGGTGCTGCTGGTAGTGCTGTTGCTGATTCTTCTACTTTAGTTCCTGGAGCTGTAGCGGGTGCTGGAACTAGTGCTGTTGGTGCGGGTACTGGTACGGCTCTTACTGATGCCGCTTTAGGTTCTGGTGGTGGATTTGGTTTAACTGGTGCATCTACTGGCGTAGGTATTGGAGCAGGTAACGGAGCAGTGGGGGGTTTAATGGCTCCTACAGCCGGTATTTCTGGTTTAGGTTTGCCTGCTGCGGCTACTGGCTCTTTAGGGGCTGGTGCTACTACTGGTGCAGTAGGTTCTGGTTTGGGTGGTGCTTTTGGTACAGGCCTTTCTAATATGGGCTTGGCTGCTGATGTGGGTGGTGGTTATTTGGCTGGTACTATTGGTGCCCCAATTAAAGGCGTACAAAATCCAAATGCTGCCCCATATACTGGACCTCTTACACAATTACATTACAGCCCAGGTGCATTTACTCCATCTACTCCTTCATATGCACCAGGGAGTGTTTATGTGCCTCATTATGCTGCTGGCGGAATTACCCAAGCAATGCCCCCAAATGTAGACTTTATGTCCGGTGGTGCATATCCAATGAGTCAGCAACAAACACCTCAATATAATACCCCATCCCAAATGCCAGTAGGCGCACAAAATGCCCAAATGGATAGTAACGAACCATCAACTAACCCATTAACAGGTGAGCCCACACAAATGATGGCTTCTGGGGGTATTGCAGGTCTTTTAAAAGGTCGTGGCGATGGTATGAGTGATGATATCCATGCAACTATTGGTGGCTCGCAGCCTGCCCGTCTTGCTGATGGTGAGTTTGTTGTACCTGCCGATGTTGTCTCACACCTTGGCAATGGCTCTACTGATGCGGGTGCAAAGCACTTATATAAGATGATGGATAAAGTTCGTCACGCACGTACTGGGCGCAAGGCTCAAGGTAAACAAATTAAGGCAGGGGGCTTTTTACCAGCATGAACTTAACTGTCCGTTATGTAGCTAATACACATGCAGCTCAAACATGGCCTTTAATTGAAAAGTATGTATTGGCTGCAATGGAAAATGGTTTTGGTGATTACACATTAGACCAAATTAAGTTATTAGTAAATGTTGGGCAGTGGGTATTAATGGTAGCAATAGATGAAGAAGGAGTAATACATGGTGCAGCAGCCTCTTCGTTTATTAACTACCCAAATGATAGGGTTGCTTTTATTACTTTTATTGGCGGTAAATTAATATCTAATAGAGAAACATTTAAACAGATGAGCGATATTTTGAAAGCTAACGGAGCAACAAAAATTCAAGGGATGGCAAAACCATCTATCGCTCGTTTATGGAAACGGTATGGGTTTGTTGAACGCACCCTGCTAGTAGAAACAAAAATTTAGGAGAACCTTATGGGTGGCGGCGGATCAAGCGGTGGCGGCGGGCCAGTTTCATCAACGACTAATACGTCGAATTTACCTACATATGTACAACCGTATGTGGAAACCATGTTGGGTACTGCCCAGCAACAAATATATAATTACGACCCTAGTGGTAACGTAAGCGGGTTTAAACCGTATGTGCCTTATGGCGCTACTGTAGATGCTAGCGGCAACATCACTAATTCTGCTCAAGATCAAGCCCAAGCTGCTGTTGCACCTTTTAGTCCATTACAACAACAAGCCCAACAAGGTGTAGCTAATCTACAAGTTCCGGGTCAATATAACGCTGCTACTGGCGCTGCTGGAATGGGCACTGCTGAGTCTTTAATGGCTGGTCAGAATTTACAAAACCAGTCTACAAACCCCAATGCTGTTGCTGCTTATATGAACCCATATTTGCAAAATACTTTAGCCCCATCGCTAGATTTATTAAACCAACAGTATGGTATTGCAGGACAACAAGAACAGAGTTCGGCTACCCAATCGGGGGCTTTTGGTGGTAATCGCGAGCAGCTAGCTAATTCTTTAAATAGCCAAAACCAAATGCTGGCTCAAAACCAGTTGGTTGGTAATGCCTATAGTCAAGCATTCCAAAATGCACAAAATCAAATGAACCAAGTAGCTGGTTTAGGTTTACAAGGTGCTGGTCAGGGCATTTCTGGTGCTAATGCATTAGCTAATATTGGTGGTCAACAACTGCAAGCTCAGTCCGGTATTCTTAATGCGCAAGCCCAACAAGGTGCAGTGCAGCAAGGTCAGCAACAAAACATTATTAACCAAGCTATTCAGAACTATGCTGCTCAACAACAGTACCCAATGTTGCAGCTTTCTAATATGTCTAACTTGTTGCATGGCTTGCCTATGCAGTCTTCTACTACCCAAACATATCAAGCTGCTCCTAGCACTGCATCACAAATTGCTGGACTTGGTACCACAGGTATCGCTGGTTTAGGTCTTTACAATGCTATGGGTGGCGGTAGTTCTGGTACTACTTCTGACGTTCGCACTAAGCAAAACCTTAGATTGGTTGGTACATTGCCAATGGGTATTAATTTGTATCATTTTGAATACAAACCTCCATTTAAAGCTGAATGCGGTGAAGGTTGGTACAGCGGTGTTATGGCACAAGAAGTACAAAAGATTATGCCTGAGGCTGTTGTTGAGATGGATAATGGGTTCTTGGGTGTTAAATACGACATGCTTGGTATTAAGATGGAGCGCATATGATTGG